ATATTTGCAACCTTTACTTTATTTAAAGGTACTTCTGTAAGATGTGCTATGGGATGTCCATTTGAACATACTGGAGGGTATAAACCTGTAATTCCTCTCTTAATTTCCTCAGAACATTCTGTACAAATCTTAGTAGGAGTTCTATCCAAAACATTACAATAATGTCTTTTAGATCTTGTAATAAAACCAGGCTGTCTAAGGAAATCTTTAGGATATTCAGCCATTATCTTTCTGTTTACACTACAAATAGGACAATCGTTTCCTAAACATTTGATAGTAGAGTTTGTTTTTCTCAAAAAATGTGTTTCAACTGCTAAAGGTTTACCTAAAATTCTAACTAAATGTTGTCCAAAATCAAATCTTAAGAAATCAATTCTACTAAATTTAACTGTATCTTCTCTCTGTGTAGTATCAAAAAAATTATCTGTGTTCATTCTATTCTTCCTTTTCTTCTATTTTATATTCTAATTTAACTGGTACAGGCATAATAATATTTTTAAGTTCTTTTAATGTGTCTAATCTAATAGCTTCTAAATATTTTGTAGCTTCTTCTAAATTAAATTCTTTTAACTCATGTAACAATAAAATATATCTTCTATAATCTAATTCTGACTGTATAAACATTAACCAACGAATCTTAGAAACAAAAGCATTATCTAAAAACAATTCTACTGGAATTTCATCAAAACTACCTCCCAATCTTAATGTATTATAATCCGATAATTTATAAACTCTTTCTACGCTTATATTTCCTTCCATATCTCCAATTCTCCTTTTTAACCTTTACAAAAATTATGTCCTCTAACATTCCTAAAAAAGCTAATGAAGTAATTATTATTCCTATATAAATATTATCCATAAATCTCCCATTCTTCTACAATTCAATATCTTCATCAACAAGAAAACTATCATCTTTTATACTATTATAACAAGAAATGTTTATTTTGTCAAGTATTATAGGGTTATTATTAAGAAACTCTAATGTTTTATCTATCCCTATACCTAAGGTTTCATCTTCAAATTTATACCAACCGCCTGCTCTAACTAATATTCCCAACATAGTAGCAAATTCTACTGTATCTCTTACACTATCAATCCCTTTACCAAAAATAATAGGTATAAAATGTGTTCTAAAAGGGCGGGCTAATTTATTCTTTTTTATGGTAAATCTAGTACCTATGCCTATCTTTTCACCATCTTGCTCTATATCCATAGCTTTACTTAATACTATTCTCAAACTAGCAGCATGTTTCCATGAATGTCCACCTGGGGATTCAAACATTTTTATGTAAGAGCCTATCACGTCTCTAATTTGATTTATACCTATAAAAGCTACATCGCTTCTTCTAAGATCGTACAAATTTCTACTGACAAATATAGTCATCCTTCTAGAAAGTAGCGCAACATTATCATCTGTTAATGCGTCTACTTTTACTTTTATGGGAGACATAGAACCTATAGAATCTAAAATAATTAATTTAAATCTTTTAGATTGAATACCGGCTTCTGCAATTCTTAATGAATCTTCCATTGTTTCGGGTTTTATGAGAAGAAAATTATCTTTATTAAAATCTTCCCCTATAACTCCTCTAACTAAAGACATATCTACGCCTTGTTCTGGATCTATATATAAAACTTCATCCCCATCTTTTAATACACTTCTACATACTGATAAAGCTAAGTTTGTTTTTCCAGAACCCTCAGGCCCGTAGATTTCTGTAAACCTTCTCAGAGGAATTCCACCGACCCCTGTAGAAACATCTAAACTAATAGAGCCTGTTTTAATAGCTACTATAGCTTCTTCTTCATCAAGGTCATCCTTTTTCTCATCAAAGATGGCCTCTCCAAACTCTTCTTCCAATAATTCATCAAATGTTTTAACTTTTTTCTTTGCCATTATTTTCCTCTAAATTTAAAATTACATATTTTCCAATTATATTCTTCTCATCCACCATAGAAACAATATAATTATCTAGTTCTGTACCTAAATAATAATCTGGAGTTTCTAAAACAATTTCTCCTAATTCTGACAGAAAGAATGGTACTATTTCTTTAGTATCTTTATGATAAACAATTAATTTTTTAACCATTATTTACTCCATTATTTCGACCAATAATCTAAGACCCGAAATTCAACTTTTGCAGGAATCTCCTTTAAAAAAGGTTGCTCTGCTTCTAACATGCACTCTTTTACAAATTCTCCTATATCTTTACTTTTATCTTCTATAATCTCTAAATCAATTTCATCGTGATTTTGTAAATAAAAATATAAATCATTCTCAGAAAAAGGATTTTTATAAAATATATAATTCATAGCTATTTTAGTTATATCTGCACCCCAACCTTGAATCATATGATTCCAACCCTCTCTCATTATTCTTCTTTTATATCTTTCATATTCATAATTATCTTTAAATAATGTTTGCTCTTTAAAATGCCTAATCCTACCTAAAGGTGTAACAGCTTTTTTCTGTTTCCAAATTATATCTTGAGTAAAGTCCATAACTTGTTTTAGTACAGGATAACCTTTATAATATAGATGCCACAAATCTTCAGCCTCTGTCAGACTTAAACCAAAAGTATAAGAAAGTCCTGCTGGTGTGCTACCATAAATCATAGCAAAATTGACACCTTTTCCTCTAGATCTTTGTTTATCTGTAACATCATCTAAACTTTTTACATTATACAATATAGCTGCTGTGGCAGTATGTACATCTTTATCATTTAAATAGGCTTCTATTATTTTTGGTTCACCAGTTAATGCACCCAAAAGTCTGTACTCTTGTTGAGAATAATCCGCCGAAAGAATTTTGTAGCTTTCTCTAGCAATAAAATTCTTTCTAAATTCCATATCTGTAGGTATTTGTTGCATCCTTGAAACAGCGAATCTACCTGTATAAGTACCTACTTGATTAAATTCTACATGCAATCTTTTTGTTACTGGATGAATTTCATCTATAAAATTTTGTCCATAAGTAGTAACTCTTTTTATAGCCTCTCTATAATTTAATAGAATTTTTATTTCAGGAACTGTATTATAAAAAGGTTCTAGAACCTTTTTCCCTGTGCTATTTATATTTAACCCCGTTAAATTAAATATTCTTCTAACCTGGGGACGGGAATTTATATTAAAATTTTCTTTAAACCAGGGGAAACAATCTTCCATAAAGGGGATGCTTTCTAACTCTTTCCTAGATTTTTTAGTGGTAAAAGGAATTATTAGATCATCTGCAAACTCTAGCATATTTTTATATTTAGTTTTATTTAGTTTATTAAAGATTGATGTAAGGAACTCTCCCTCATATTTTTTAGACTCGACAGTAAATTTTTCAGATAATTCTAACCAACCTTTTTCATTCAACCTAACACCATTAATCTCCATACTGGTGACAGGTGCAATTAATTTAGATTCTATATCTACTACACTTAATTGTTTTTGTTTTTTTAAAGTTTTTAATTGATAATCTTTTATTTCTCTCAGATATTTAACATCTAAAGCTGAATACAACAACTGTTCATTAGAAAAAAATTCTCTATCATAATCAGCAAAGGTTTCTCTAATTTCTTTATTAATTATAACAAATGTATATTTATTTACTAATTCTTCTAAAGAATAATATTGTTTACCAATACCCTGATTTATCAGAACTTCTAAAATCATTGTATCATAAACATTAGTTAATAATTCACCAGTATTTTGTTGAATTATTTTAAGATCAAATTTAGAATTATGTGCGATTATTTTTTTATCTGTATCCTTGATTAATGTTATAATATATTTAATAAAGTTAATACCTAATTTTCTGACATCTAAAATGTAAATCTTACCATTTATTTCTAATTGTAGTAATAACCACTTAGCTGTAAATGTATCTAAAGAGGTTGTCTCCGTATCTAAGCCTAATTCATCAGAATTCTTTAAATCTCCTAAAAAATTAGCTGTATTAATATTCCCATCCTGATATTTATCTATGAATATATACATATTTATTTTACTTTCTCTATAATAATATCTATTTTACAATCCAATTCTTTTAGAAATTCTTCAATATCATCAAATCTTTCTTCAAGAGAAAGATCCTCTATAGTACCCTCTATGGATTCTGAATATATTCTATCTCCTACACATTTTATAGGTTCATATAAAACTGGAGAATCTTTAGCATCTCTTAATATTACTTCTAATTGTTTTATCAAAGATTCTGGATCTTCAGATACAATATCAATAGGATCATTTGTGTAGTACATGATTTCGTTTTTTTCATTATAAAAAACTTCATGTATTCCACACCAATCTTTTTCCTCATTTACAACAATTCTATAATTCCATGTCATCGTTTTAAATCTCCTTTGTTATTAATATGAGCCGATAGTAGGACTCGAACCTACAATCCCTCGTTTACAGGACGAGGACTCTACCATTGAGCTATATCGGCATTATATCATAATCCTGGCCCTATTAGACGTTTATGTCTCATTTTAAACATATCTGTATTAGGAATTTGATGAAAAGTAACCATACTTTCAGATGGGTATTCCTTTTCGAGTTGTTTTACAATTTCATCAGCAATCTTTTTAATACCTTTTCTACGAGTATAATAGTTCACCTTTTCTATTTTAACTACAACTGGATCATCCTCATTTAACCAATCAATTGCTATAATCAGAATCATAGGGTGGTATTCTTTTCCATCAAAAGTTACAATTAATTCTTTAGCTTCCTCTTCACCATATTTTTCCACTTTTATTCCCTTGTTAGTATCTTGTTCTAAATCCATTTCTGTCCATTTTATAACCAGTATAATCTCTAATATAATAATTATGCCTATGAGAATCCACTTGATTTCCATTTAATCACTCCTATTATGTATACTTTCTTTAACAAAGTGCCTATCTTAGGCACAATGAGTCCCTCGGTAACTTTTGGGCTTAGGCAGTCTCGAACATTACGGGAGAGACTTTCCCAACAATAGCGATGAACCTATTTCTAGGATGTTCCAGGTGGCGCTTTACACCATCGCTATTCCCAACGCCGACAGTCGGAGCAACTTTCGTTGGACTCTCTCCACTCAGCCTCAAAGACTGTTACCGTCTTGCTTTAACGGCAATCTTCTGGAATTTTATGCCTCGAACTGTTTAGGTTCTCAAAGAACCCCGAGGGTAAACAGACAAATATAAAGAGGCTATGTTTTGAAACGAGTTATTCTCCTCCCCCTTCTGAATAACACCACATCCCTAAAAGGATGGCTTATACTACTATCTATATTATACCAAAAAACTTCATTTTTTTATAAGGTTTTTGGTTAGAGTTTGGTTAAAATAAGATTAGAGTTTTCTAATCTTTATACTATTGACTTTTTACAAAAATCTGGTATAGTATAGCAAGAATATTTCAATTTGTCAAGGAGAAAACTATGATGGAAGAAAGGGATGCTTTAGAATCAGTTTTAGAATGTTTAGATTATTATGCAGATCATAGTAACTACGAAAGATTTGTTGATCCTGATTATTTATGGTCGGGAGAAGAAAAGATTTATGATTCTAGAATAGATGAAGATTTAGGAGATTATGCTAGATATACATTGAGTATTTGTAGTAAAATTTTACAAAGACTTGTGGAGAAGTTATAAACATGGCAGTGCTTGAGGTTGTCACCAATCCTGCCCCCGTGCTGCGCAGAAAAGCCCGCAAGGTNGCCGAATTTGGGCCGGATTTGCAGAAACTGGTCGATGACATGGTGGAGACCATGCGAGCCGCCNCGGGCGTTGGGCTGGCAGCACCGCAGGTAGACGTGTCTTTGCGGGTGATTGTGGTCGAATTCGGNGACGAGCAGGATGAGGAAGCCCCACCCAAATTGTATACGGNGGTAAACCCGGAGATCGTGCGCGTTTCGCTTGAAACCGAGGTAGGGAGCGAGGGATGTCTTTCTATCCCCGGATTTGTGGGCGAAGTCGAGCGCCAGGTTGCGGTCACCGTCAAAGGCCAGAACCGGCGAGGCCAAACGATTCGAATCAAGGCGCAGGGATGGCTGGCGCGCATCTTCCAGCATGAAATCGACCACCTGGATGGCGTGCTGTTTATCGACAGNGCCGAAAAAGTGTGGAGAGTGGAAGAAGCACTTGATAATAAAAGAGGAATAATGGAGAAATTATGACTATTCAAACTAAGCCAGAACCATTTTGCCCTAATTGTGGTGGAAGAATGATTTTACGCGTACCAAAACCTAAACAATCTTGGAAACCTTTTTGGGGATGTTCTCAATATCCAGATTGTGAGGGTTCAAGAAATATCAGAGAAGATGGAAAGCCAGAATCAGATGATGACATCATAGACAATTCTTATCAGGGCTATGATCCGTATTTTTTTGAAGGTAAAGACTACTCTGAACGGTAAGCAGGGAATCAAAATGTCTAAACTAAGTTTTTGGGATAAAGTATTAGAATGTAAACATGAAAATCTTTATGATGATTTTAGAGGTTGGTTTATAATGTGTAGCACACCTTATTGTAATTCTATAGGAGAAATTCATTGTAGAGATTGTGGAGCATTTATAACAGAATGTGATTGTTTGACCAACTCTGGTATATCTGGTTGGTCAATGGCCAGATGGAGACAATGGGAGAAAAAGAAGTATGGCAATTCTTAGAGGCAATAAATGGTATTGTACGATTTGTGATAAAGAGTATACACAAGCTATTGGTGCTACAACTTGTGAAAGAAACCATGATGTAATTTATATCCCCTTTTTTAGAGGAGATATTTATAAACTATGGAATTTTATAATGACGGGAGATCATTCTTTACTTTCAGGGACGTTGATGGACACACTTCTAAAATATAAAGATAAGATAGTTGGGGTTTCTAATGAAGAGGAAATGTTTTAAATGTGAAGAAGAAATTTTAGACGCATATTTTATGTTGGCTATAGACAGACCTTATTATAATCTATTTTTTCATTTAGGTTGTTATAGAGAAATAGAGAATATGGCTTTATTTTTAGAAGAAAACAAGGAAAAATTGTATAATTATAATGTAAAAGAGGAAAAAAATGAACGAAAATCAAAAAGAAGACGAAGAAATCTGCCCAATTTGCGGTAGTGATGAATTAGAAAGACAAGGTAGATGTATAACTTGTATAGAATGTGGATGGAGTAAATGCGAAATTTAAATATAGATATGGGCACTCATAGTGAAATGTGTCATTTATGGCATCCAGGTTGTTTTATCTATAGGTTAGATGATAAAATAAGTTCTTTTCTAGAACATAATACTAAGTATATGTCATATATTTTAATAGCCGATAATTTTGAAACTGTTCTAGTGGACTATTTACTATCCGCATTAGGTTGGAATATTCGTTCTAATGTAGATAAAGATATAATTCTAATTCAACTTTATAATGGAGATATCAAATATAAAGGAACTCCTATAATTATGACGTATCTGAAAAACCAGTTAGAGGTTGTTTAATGGTAGAAAAGCTTAGAAATAAAAATCAAATAAGGAATCTTAAACAATATGCAGAATTGTCAGATGAGGATTTTGAAGAACTTTGGGCTAAAAAGGTTACTGGAGTAGAAGTTAATAAAGAATTTGAAGAAAGAATCGAAAGAAAACTAGCTCAATTTGCTGAGGATTATGATATAGACGATTTAAAGATTAATGACAAATTAGTGCTCAGAGCCTTAGCCCAAGCTTTAATTACTCTTGATGATCTGGAATCTTATTCTTATAGAGAAAGAATTGGTGGTATAGATTTTGATAAAATCCTTTCTATGGAGAAAGTTAATGCAGTAATGACCTCTCTTAGAAGGGATATTTCTAATATGCAGAATGATCTTAAAATTACAAGAAAAGTCAGGAAGGGAGATAAAGAGGAAAACTTTATAAATTATTTTGAGGATCTTAAACAAAAGGCAAAAGAATTTTATAGAGAGAAGATGGCGTATGTTTTCTGCCCTAAATGCAAAATGTTATTAGGTACTTTTTGGGTAAGAAGTAATGAAGAACCTAAAAATAGATTAGTATTATATTGTGATAGAACTCTTTCAGATGGTAATAAATGTGGAGAAAAAATAACTGTAAACATAAAAGAACTTTATGATAAACGTGGTACAAATATTGAAGAAGTTCCGGAGTATTTTAAATGATTACTTTCTCTCAACTTGGAAACTATGGTAGATTTGGAAACCAACTCTTTCAAATAGCATCTACTATAGGTATAGCATTAAAGAATGGACATGATTATATATTTCCTATGTGGAAATATTCTGAGTATTTCTCATATCCTTTACCACATTTAAATTTTTTTGGAAACATAGAATATATAGACGAAAAATTTCAAATAATTGAGGAAACTTCCTCCGGCTATACTGAATTTAATCTACAGAAAAATAAAAACTATGATTTGAAAGGATATTTTCAAAGTTATAAATACTTTGGAGATTATAAAGAAATATTTTTAAAGTATTTTGAATTAAACAGAGAATATACTATCATTCCTAATGATAATGTAATATCTATTCATGTTAGAAGAGGAGATTATATAAATTTACAACATATACATCCTATTTTAGAATTTGAATATTATAAAAAAGCTATGGAACATTTCCCAAATGATTCTACTTTTCTAGTTTTTTCTGATGATATGCCTTGGTGTAGAAAAAACTTTAGAGATAAAAATTTTTTATTTATAGAAGATGATCTAATAAAAGAATTTAGTTATATGAAAAATTGTAAACATAATATTATAGCAAATAGCTCCCTTTCTTGGTGGGCCGCTTATTTGAATCCTAACCCAAATAAAATAATTATAGCACCTAAAGTTTATGTTCTTAATGAGAAAACTGATGATAGAATACCTAAAGAATGGATAAGAATCTAATGGCAGTATTAGTCAATTCTAGAGGTTATTGGGAAAATAATACTACTGAAGGACATGGTGTGGATAAAGGATTAGCTAGAGGATTATTAAAATTCTTTGAGTTACAATCTTTAATATTAGATAGACAAATTTTTGTGATAGATGTAGGCTGTGGCACAGGTTTTTATACTAATTATATAAATGATAACACAGATAGGGTTATTTGTCATGGCTATGATGGAAATCCTAATACACCATTTTTAGCAGGGATAAATTGCGGAGTGTTTGATTTTACTAGAGAAGATGCTTATATTCTTAGAAAACATGATTGGGTTTTATCTTTAGAAGTTGGAGAACACATCCCTCCTCAATATGAAGATATTTTTATCAATAATTTACATATCCTAAATACTGAGGGAATTGTTTTAAGTTGGTCGATTCCTGAATATGGAGGAGATGGGCATGTAAATCCTAAATCTAACAGTTATGTTTTAGATAGGATCACCAAACTAGGATACAGTTTCTTAGAAAAATCTACACAAGTTTTAAAAGAACAAGTAGCTAAATATCCCCACCCCTGTTATTGGTTTAGAGATACTTTAATGGTTTTTGATAAGGAAAATCTATGATTACATATAACTCCCCCCCTAATTGTCAAGTAGTTGGGTTAGATAATATATATAGAGGTCTATTTAGAAGCCAAGGTTATTTTGTAGATGTGGGTGCATTAGATGGTCTTAATTATAGTAATACTCTAGCATTGGCTAATGCTGGATGGCAGGGACTTTGGATTGAGCCGGTAAAAAGATTTTATAATTTTTGTCAAGATAGAATTAATAAAGATTCTCTAAATATAACAGCGTTGAATTTTGCAGTAGGAAATGTACTAGGAAAAGGAATTATTTATACCGGAGAACATGCGGTAAGTACACTAAATAGAGAATTTAAAAAAATGTTAGAAAAAGAAGTTTCCTATACAGGTCAAGAGGAATGTGATATTGTGACTCTAGATTGGATTTTTGAAACTATTGTTCCTAAAAATATACTGGTTGATGTTCTATCAATTGATGTTGAGGGATATGAATTAGAAGTTTTAAATGGTTTTTCTATTCTAAGGTGGAATCCTAAGATGATTATTATTGAGGCACATGAGTTTTTTATTGGAGAAAATAGACCAGTTTTATATCCAGAAATAAATAAATATTTCTCCGAAAATCACTATATAAAAATTTATTCAGATGAAATAAATAATATATATATAAATCCTAATTGTTTTTTGAGAGGCGGAGGAGTGGAGGAAAATGCTAACTATCTATACAGGTGGGAGTTTTGATTTACCACATATAGGACATTACAATTTTTTAAGACAATGTAAAGAACTTTTTCCAGACAGTTTTTTAATTGTAGCTTTAAATACAGATGAATTTATTGAGAAATTTAAGGGAAGAAAGCCCTTATTTTCTTATGAAGAAAGAAAATACTTTTTAGAGTTAATAGAATATGTAGATTCAGTTGTACCTAATGTTGGTAACGAGGATTCTAAAAAAACTATTCTCATCTATAAACCTAAAATTCTTCTAATAGGAAACGATTGGCTTGAAAAAGATTACTGTTCACAAATGGGTTTTTCTCCTGAATGGTTAAGAGAACAAAAAATAACTTTGTGCTATCTACCTTATACTGAAGGTATAAGTACAACTGAGATTAAAAGAAGACTAAAAAATGCTGAATAATGTAGTTTGCGTAACTTTTTCTGGTACAGATATTCATAGAAGATTACAAATTGAGTTTAATAACTTATATAAAGATAATTTCTATACAAACATACTTTATACTTTAGACAGCATTAAAAATACTAAATTTTATAATGATAACCTAGACCTGTTTAAATATAGAAAGTATTCTGGCTATTTTCTATGGAAGCCTTATATTATTCTAGAGGCATTAAATTCTTTTCCAAATAAATTAATTTTATATATAGATTCCAACCTGAGATTTAAGAATTTTTCAGGATTGGCAAAGTATTTAGATTCTGATTATTTCCTAATTGGGCATAAAAACTTTATAAACAAACACTGGACTAAAAGAGATACTTTTATTCTTATGGATAGCGATGAGGAAAAGTATTGGGAGGCACATCAAATTTGGACAACTATACTCGGATTTAATTCTTCAAAGAAAGAATTTTTAGAAGAATATTTACATTATTGTCAAGATGAGAGAATAGTTACGGAACTCCCTAATACTCAAGGAAAAGAAAATTTTGAGGGTTTTACAGCCCATCGTTGGGAACAAAGTGTGATGTCTATTTTAGTGGAAAAGTATAATTTAAATTTTCATTGGGATTATGATTTTATCCCCCATACTATGTATAAAACTTATCCAGAGGATTTGCTAAAACAAAAGGAAGGGGAGAATAGTGAATTCATTCGATTTCTTTAACAAAATTTACGCTATTAATTTAGATAGCAGGCCCGATAGATGGAATTCCGCATTGAAGGAATTTGATAGATTAGATATTGTCCCAAGAATTAAAAGAATTCCAGGTTTTGTAATAAATAAATATCAAGACATTAGAAAAAATGCTTGTATTGGAAACCATCTATCCCATGCTTTTTGTTTAAATCTAGCTAAAGAGGTTAATGCAAAAAATGTTTTAATTTTTGAGGACGATGTACAATTTATTGACGACACTCTCACTATTCTAGAAAGAAGTATTAACCAACTACCTGAAGATTGGGATATGCTATATTTAGGCGCTAATATAGAAAAACCGGCTTATCAAATAAGTGATAACTTAGCCAAGCTAACTTTTGCTTATTCTACGCACGCATATTCTGTAAATCTATCTAAACCAGAAAGTTCAGATTTTCTAGATTTATTATTGAAAATAAATCTAGATGAAAATACTATACACAATGATGTAACTTATTGTGAGGAAATTATTCCTAATTATAATTGTTATGTTTGTGTGCCTATAATAGCCATTCAACAGCCCTCTTTTTCAGATATAGAACAAAGATTTGTCAATTATGATTGGATGGTTAGCAGATTTAATTCTAACCTAATAAAAAAAGATGTGGAAGATCAAACCTGATTTTGTTACTTTCATAATCCCCACATTGGGTAGAAAGAGCTTAAATAAAACCATTCAATCTCTAATAGATTTAGATGATTGGAATTGGAGAGCCATTATATTATTCGATGGCATAGAACCTATAAAAATAGATTGTATAGATTACTTAAATGACAATCATTTTATAGTAAAACAAATAGAAAAACTTGGTCATGCAGGATTAGTAAGAAATCAAGCCTTTGATTTAGTAGATACTACATGGACAGCTTTTTTAGATGATGATGATTTTCTAAAAAGTAGTTATATATCTAAACTTAGAATGTATGCTACAAAACAACCTGAGTTGGATATTATAATATTTACTTATAATGATATAGTGAATAAGAATATACAACCTCCACCTGGTACTAGAGATTTTTCATATTGTCACGTAGGTATATCTTTTGCAGTAAAAACAAATTTTATTAGAGATACAGGAGTTTTATTTCCTCCTGGAGGAATAGAGGACTTCGCTTTTCTAGATTCTTGTAGAAAAGCTGGTGCAAAATATTTAGTCACCAATGACATACAATATTTTGTAGGTGGTAGAGGAGTTTGGCGATAATGGGAAAAAATATTAATATTTGCGTACCAACTCTAAATAGATACGATCTATTAGAAAGATTAATAGACTCTCTATTAAAAAGTACAATTCAGATAACAAAAATTTTTATTGTAGATAATGGGACTAAATTAGATTTAGATTACTTCAACAATAAATACCCCAATCTATTAATTATTATGAATTTTGGTTATAATTTGGGAATAGCCGCTAGTTGGAATTGGTTTGGAAAATATGTTAATGAGTATAGAATTGTATGTAATGATGATATAGTTTTCCATCCCAATGCAGTTAAAGAATTAATTAAAAGTTCAACGCCTGATAGAGTGCCTTTTCCTACAGGTATTCCTGATATGAACGCCTTTTCTTGTTTTCTATGGAATGATGATATTATAGAAAAAGTTGGCTATTTTGATGAACAAATCTCCCCTAATTATGGTTATTTTGAAGATAATGATTATAATTATAGGATGAATTTAGTTGGAATAACTATATTACCAGTATCAGAGGCTACAGTAGACCACGATAATAGTTCAACTATTAAGCTATATAGTAAAAGAGAGAAAGATGAGCATGATATTAAATTTAGGAGAGCGAGAAGAAATTATCTCAAGAAATGGGGCGGCTTACCTACCAGAGAGATTTTTAAAACTCCGTATAATAAATAATTAGTGTCAATAGTAGAAAAAATAACAAATATATTTAATTTGTCAAATTTTTGTAAAGAACATAATTTAGTAAATTCTTGTATGAATAAAGTTGCTAATGGTAAATATAAGCAGTACAAAGGATGGAAATTATGTCTATGCTAGAGAAGGTTTCACAGGATGAACTTTTCTTATATGAAATTCTAAAAAACCCAGTTCTATGTACAGAATTTACATACTCTGTAGATTTGTTAGAACATCAAGTAAGATTTACTTACGACTGGTATCAAAAAGATTTTATCTGTGACTTTAATCAATATGTTTCCCTTTCCTGTGCTAGATCAGTTGGAAAAAGTCAGGCAATTGTAGGGATTATAATTTGGTTATTAGTTAATAATGTATTTCCTTTAGAATACATTGTTTACACAGTACCAGGACAAGCACATCTAGAGCCTATCTGGTCTAAGTTAATTAGATATTTTAGAAGTAATTCTTTTCTAAAACTTTTTATAGATCCTAGAGGGGGAGTTAATGCCTCAGAGCATAGCGTTAAATTGATTAATCATACACATTTGATCTGTAGAATTGCAGGACAAAGCGGTACAGGTGCAAATGTCATTGGTTTACATACTCCATTTAATATGCTAGACGAGTCTGGATACTATCCTTGGGGTACATGGGTGGAAATGCAGCCTATTTTGAACACATTTACTTCAGGCTTTAGACAAATGATATCTGGTGTACCAACAGGTTTGAGAGAGAATAATGTATGTTGGCATTGTGACCAAGAAAACTCTAGTTATACTAAGCATAATATCTCTGCATTACAGAATCCAAGATTTTCAGAAGAAGATAGACTTAAAGCTATAGAACAATATGGTGGTGAAGATTCAGATGATTACTTACATTTGGTTTTGGGACAACATGGTAAGCCTATATTTGCATTATTTGATAGAGCATCTATGGCTATTCAAAATTATCCCGTTCATAGACTAACTTTAGATGGTACAAAATTATTTGATAATATTGGAGAATATATCACTAAACTAAATATTTTTCCTGGTCTATTGGATAAAAATTCTCCCTGCATATTCGGCATAGATCTTGGATATACAGAACCTACGGTAATTCTTATATTAACTTTAGAGAGAAATGGCACTCTAAAATTTCATGGCAGAATTACGCTAGAAAAAGTTAATTATTTTGTTCAAGAAAAAATTATAGATATATTAGATACCAGATTCGAACCTGTTGTTATTGGGATTGACGAAGGTGCTGCTGGAAAAGCAGTAATACCTAGATTGACAGAATCTCCAGAATTTTCTAAGAAAAATTATAAAGATCGTGTCCATCCCGTAAACTTTTCTTCTCAGATTATAATTGGTATAGATTCTGAAGGTAAAGAAATAAAGACCAAAACAAAGCCTTTCTCTGTGGGAGTTTTACAAGATTACAGTAATAATCATAAAATAATATATTCTTCCACAGATTTAGAATTAATAACAGAACTAGAAAGAATGACTTATTCTAAAACTATATCTGGTGATATAGTTTATAGGACTTTAACGGAAAAAGGTGGACAAGCGGGTGCAGATCATATGTCTGCGGCATTACTTTGTGCGGGTTTAGCGCATTATTTGAATATAGAAAATTTAGACTTCTCCAGAAAAGTTACTAGATTAGCAACTCCTTTCTGGAATTATGGTGGTTATTATGGATAATGATAAAGAAATAGAAAATAAAGAACCAAAGTTAGCTAATGCCCAATTTACAATTTGGGATATGTATTATCCTCAGGGATATATGAGAAATCTTGGGGTATGGTCTCCAGAGGAATATGATAAGTTAGATGAAAATCCAAAAACTTATCACAAGTTGGTAAAACAATGTAAATTTTATTATAAAAAAGATCCTATTGGTGGTACGATAATAAATAAACTCGTAGAATTAGGAATTACAGAATTAATTTTTGATAAGGGAAAACTAAGTGAAAATGAGTTTAGAGTTTTTGATGGGATGAGGAAGAAAATCAAAAAGTTTATAGAAGCCTGTGCTTTAGAATACTTACTTTCTGGTTTGGTTGTACCAGAGATTAAATATACAGCTACTCCTAAAACTGTATTACAGAGACTAGGGATTAAAAAATATACCACATTAGCTTTACCTAATACTATGTGGTTACGTGATCCAGCAACTATGAAGATCAATTCCTCTATGGTTTTAGATGACCCATCTTACTATGTTATTTTACCAGAAGAATTGGTATTTTTTATCCAAAATAAAGGACAATATCCTGATGGTAATAAAGACCTGGATTTATATCAAAAACTTTTACAAGAATATCCAGAATTTGTCAGTCTTGTTATACAGGGTAATAAAGAAGTATTGTTAGACAATCCTCTAGTAATTAGGAGAAAAGTTTTATCAGATTCTCCTTATCCAATTCCCTACCTAGCTGGTGCTGTAGAAGCTATGAGACATAAAAGAAATCTTAGAAGAATGGATTACTCTTTAGCTTCTAGAGTTATTACCGCTATTCAATTATTTAAATTGGGTAATGATGAATATCCGGTTACAGATCAAGGAGAATTTGATGCTTTAGAGGCACAAATAAAGAATAGAGGTATGGCAGGTAGAGATGTTGAAAGAATTTTCCAATTATTTGCTAACCATACTCTAGAGATAAGTTGGGTACTTCCTCCTGTAGATGTATTACTTGATGATACTAAATACACGGCAGTTAATCAAGATATTTTCTTTTCTCTAGGTTTTCCTAGAATATTAACTACTGGAGAGACTGAACGTTCTAATTCATCTCAACCAGAATTAGCTACAATGTCTCCAGTGAAAACTATGGAGAATATGCAAGAAGACCTTCTAGAAATTGTCGAAAATATTCTAGATAGCATAGCAGAATTGAATGATTTTAGAGACAAGCCCACCTTCAGATTTGCTAGTATTAACTTGAGAGAATTTAAAGATTTTGCTGCTGCTATGAAAGATCTTTATGATACAGCTAATATCTCAAGAACTTCTTATGCTAAATTATTCGGCTATAATTGGGATGATGAAGTTACTTTACGTGCAGATGAAGATAAAAAGATGAAAGAATTAGAAGTTGGCGAATTTGCACCAAGACCTTTCTCTCCAAGTCCAACTAATAAAGAAGCTATCCCCACAGAAAAGCCTAAAGAACAAAACCCCCCAACTGAATAGTTACTTATATAAGTAAAACATAAGTAATTTGGCAAGTTTTTTTATATTTTTTATTAAAATAAGCAAAATTTGTTATAATATTAATGAATACGGTCTGTGGAAACCAAATTCCATTTAATGAGGTAGTAATGACTGAAAATAAAAATTTTAATATAACTACCACTATAGAACTTCTAAGAGAAGATGAAAAACTAGAGGGGGAAGCATATGCAGGGATTAGCCTAAACCCCTACTTTCAATGGGCTAAAATCGTTGTAACAGATGATATAGCAAATGCTAATAAACAGAGAGTACCAGTAGAAGAATTTGATAACATTATAAAAACTGGCATGCTTTCTCCTGTTAAATTAGCCCCAGGAAAAATATCTGATGGGCATCCAGAAGCTTTAGGACATGCTATTGGTACTATTGCCAATTTGGTAAAAGAATCTAATAGAATAATTGCCTTAGCTGCACTATGGAAGAAAGAACGTCCAGAAGATATAGAAATGCTTAAAGAGAAGTTTATAAAAGGACAACCTCCTAATACTTCTTGGGAACTATCCTACTCTGAATCAGAATTTGATAATGCAGGTGTAGAAACCCTTAAGGGCATCTCTCTTAATGGTTTGGCAGTGGTAGCCATGCCAGCCTATACTGGAAGGACGGCTTTTGTAGCCATGTCTTCCAGAAATAGTGAGGAGATTGAAATGGAAAAAGAGTTAGAAGAATTGAAAACTAAAAATGGAGAGTTAGAAGCTGAACTTAAAACTTTGAAAGAAACTTTGAGTCAGAAAGATAAAGAGGCTTCAGATGCAAAAGCTGAACTTGAAACTCTCCGAAAATTTAAGACAGATATTGAAGCCGAAAAAGCCGAAGCTGAAAAGTTGGCCTCTATAAAAAGTAAATTTATTGAGGCTGGTTTAGAGAAAGAGGATGCTTTCTTTGAGGAAAAGAAAGAAATGTTCTTGAAAATGGAAGATACCGCCGTTGATTTTATGGTGCAGGAATTAGTTGCTTTTTCTGCTGGTAAAGGTTCTGCCTCTGCCGGTTTAGAAAAGAAACCAAAAGTTCCTAATCTTACTTCTACTGGTAGTGACCCTCTTTCTCCTAAAGAGTTAGCAGAAGCTTTGAGGGAAATGAATAAAAAGAAATAACCTTTGGAGGTTTAAAAATTATGGAACTTAATCATTATGGAGATACAGTTCTAGGCGTTGTAGCAACGGAAGATATTGTTGAAGGTAGAATGGTGCTTTTAGCTCCACATTCCGCTAGTAGGAATTTTGGGAGTCAGGCCGATTTACCTGGTGTTAAATTACCCGATACTTCCGATGAAGCTGCCAGAGCTAGATATATTACAAAATTTGAGCAGGATAATCGTAGCCTGCCTATTTATCAACCTCAGCCTGCATTTGATTTTGCACTTAGATATGGTTTCGACCAGGCTGAAAATGCCCCATTTAGTGCCGAAGTTTTTATTACCCATCCAGGTGTTCAAGAAGGTAGAACTATTCCCTCAGGCTCTGGTGCAGTAGTTTATGGTGAAGGAATTTACACCGTAGCTTCTGGTGCGTATGTTTATAGTGCGGATATTGAAAATGTGGGTGCACCTTTGACTGTTGCCGATACTGCTAGCGATTCTGCTGGTGATGCGGGCAAGCCAAAGTATTCTACCAGCGGTGTTGTTGGTGAAGTGATTCGCTATGACTCAGAAACTGGCAGACTTACATTCAAGATTTTGCATTAATTTGGAGGTAATATAAAATGGCAGATGAATTGAAAGTAAACGAAGCAATTGCTTCCCTTATGAAAGATAAAAGTCAAAGAGATGCTTTTGCTGAAATGATTGTCGAATATGTGAAACCTAATCACATTACGGTTGATTTTATTAGCCTTCTACTTAATACTCGCAGCCTAAAGCCTGGAGATTCTCTAGTTAAAAAGCTCAGAAAAGGAATCGAAGTTCACACTTTAGTTCCTGGTTCTATCCACCTTGCACATGAAGTGACTTTGACAGATAGAGTTAACTACATGCTAGATGGTTCTGATGTCAAAGTTACCTACAATGAGTGGGAACTTGAAGCCGGAGAAATTGGCACAGTTGATGAGATTAAGCAGGAGATGTTTGCAAAGCTTAGAGATCACTTTTATAATAAAGTCTTTACAGCTTTGACTACGGTCTGGACAGCAGTTAATACTCCAAATAACTTTACCAGTGTTGGTGGTGCTATTACTTCTACAGCGTTGGAAGATGCTATTGATAGAATTAATGAGACTACAGGTGGAGTTAAAGCTGTTGTAGGTACTAGAGCAGCCATGACTCCTATCACCAAATTTGGTGCTTTTTGGAATGATGGTGGTGGCACTCCTACAGTTTGGGGAATTGATTCCCAATTGGAAGAGGTTGTGCGTAGAGGTATGCTTGGTAGATACTACGGTGCGCCTTTAATTGTTTTGGATCAGATTTACGATAACTTGGTGGATTTTGCACCTATGCTCCCCACAGACAAAATTCTTGTTATTGGTGAGAATGTTGGTGA